TGCGTGAAATGAATATCCTTAAGTATTACAGGCTCACTAGAAAGTGGGTCTGTAAAACTTACGGGTTAAAAGATGCAGATTTAGAATTATTAATTTATTTAGATTGTAAAAAAAGATTTACACGAAAAGATTTTATGGATGGTGTTTATACATATTCATGGGATAAAAACAGATGGGAGAGATTAAGAAGAGATGGTTGGATAGATACTTGGAGACATAGAAACAGAACTACTATAATGTACTCTGTATTTAAAACATCTTTTAAATGCTCTCAAATGATAAGTAGAATTTACAGAATACTTTTAGGTGAAGAAGATATGCCTACATCAGAAAGAAGTATTTTTTACAATAACAAATCATATACAGATAAAGTTTATAATAAAGCTATAGATGATATGATAAAAGATAAAGACAGATGAAAAAAGGACCATTTAAACTAAAGCCCAAAAATAAATTTGATTTTGGTAATAAAAAATTTGATTTTACAAAAAAGAAAAAAGATTATACTAAGTTATCAAATGATTATCCTGGAACACCTGGATATGAACCACCAGTACAACCTAAAAGAGGATTTTAATGGGATTTAAACTAGGTAAAAATAGAGGTTTAGAGGCTAGTGGTGGTGTAATCAAAACAAAAATGCGTTTTGATAAACAATCAGGTGAAGAAGGGTCTGTACCTGGTACACCTGTTATCAGGGTACCTTTAGCAGAAGGAATACTTGGTGAAGCTAATATGGATGGTAGTATATTTATTAATGAAAATATAGATCCTAATAGTCCAGAATATAAACAAGTTATAAATCATGAAATGCGTCATGCTACAGATATGAAGCTTGGTAAATTAGCTTACGATGATAATAGTATAACTTACAATGGTGAAGTTTTTTTAAGAGAAACTAAAAACGGTAAAGATATGATATTAGTTGATGGTAGTTGGAAAGAAGCTGGTGACGAAGGTTTTCCTTGGGAAGACGACGCTAATAACGGTAACGATAAAGGAACGGTATAATATGTGGAAAATATTTAAAGATAAAAACAATATAAACGAAAAAAATATAGTTGGTTTTATATCTTTTACTGTAATGGTGTTATTTGCTATAGCTGATTTAATTACTGGTATAGCTTTCATGGGTTACGTAGGAGATGGTGAGCTAGTTATTAATGATACTATATACAACTCTTTTGTTTTAGTAACATTAGGTTGTTTTGGTATTAGTGCGTTTGAAAAAGTAAAAACAAAATAATATGCCAATACTAACAACTATAGATGGTGTGCCGTTATTTAATACAATACGTGAAGCTTTAGACTGGGGTTATAGTGTTGGCTTAACAGGTTATCACACGCATCAATATTTAGGAAAAACAGGATATATGGGAGGTGTTGACCACAACAACGCTGTTACAGGAAATGTACCTTTAGTAACACCTCAACAAACTACTTTACAACAACCTGATATATCACAATTTGAGCGAACAGGCGTTAGAAGACCACAACCACCACAACAAACTTTTTCAACAGGAAGCAGCGGTAGTAGTAGTGGAGGAAGTGGTGGTGGATATTAAAACAAAAAATTATGTTAAGTAAAATATTTAGCGGTGGAGCCGCAGATTTAGTAAAAGGTGTAGGTGGTGTTATAGACAACTTACATACATCTGCTGAAGAAAAACTAGAAGCAGAAAGAAAAATAAAAGAATTAGTTGCTAACTATCAAGTAGAGATGGAGAAAAACATAACAGCTAGATGGGAAGCAGATTTAAAATCAGACTCGTGGCTAAGTAAAAACGTTAGGCCATTAGTATTAATATTTTTAATAGTATGCACCATGCTATTAATATTTATAGACGCGGGTGCATTAAAATTTGAAGTTAAATCTAGTTGGGTTGATTTGCTTCAATTAGTATTAATAACTGTGATCGGTGCTTATTTTGGCGGTCGATCACTTGAAAAAGTAAAAAAATAAAATGGCATATATAAACAAACAAGTAAAACCAATAATAACTGCTTCAACTCAAAACACGCAGTTTGCAAATAATGATATATTATTTGATTGGACGGCTTTTGATTTACCTAAAGGTAGTTCTTTATTAAAAAATGTAACTGCAGTATTAAGGCACGCGGACACTGCTGCTCAAACAATGCAACATATACACCTTTTCTTTGCAAGATCAATTGATGGTGTTGTTCCTGCTAGTCTTGGTGCTGTTAATGCAACTGCTAGTGGAACAGGTTATTTTAATAACATAATAGCAGGAATTATATTAGACAAAGCGGATGCACTTATAGATGGTTTAGATTTTGTAACGATTCTTTCAAGTGGAAACGCGTCTGGTTCAGCAGGAGGCATGGGTTCAACTGAAATAGCTTTTAGCACTGATGATTTTACAACAGCTGTTTCTAAAGGTTTTGAAAGATATTACGTTGCGGCAATACATCACGGTGGCACTGGTTTAAACTTTACAACAGGTGTATTATTAAATCAAGGTAGTAATCAAGCAGCCGCTGCTGTAGAAACTACTTTAACAACAGATGGTACAGATGCAAGAAAAGTTTTTTCAGTTGGTGATGTTGTAGTTGCGGCAGATGGTGCTGCAGTAGGTACAGTTACAGCTGTAGCAAGCGCTACTTCTTTAACTGTAGACGCTGTAGAAGCAGCTTTAGAAGATGATGATGAATTATTAGTTCAAAGTCCAGTTGGATTACAACTATCTTTTGAGCACGGATATTAAAAAACAAATTAACTTAAATTAAATAAAATGACAAAAAAAGAAGAAATAGTAGACTTAAAACCAAAAGCAGAAAAAATTACTGAAGAGCAGTTAAAAAAATTACAAGATACAGTTAATGCTATAAATAAATCTCAACTAGAAATAGGTATGAACGAGATTAGAAAGCATGAAATGATGCATCAAGTGGCTAAACTAAGAGACGGTATTGCTTTAATGCAAGATGAGTTTGAAAAAGAGTACGGTACTTGTGATATAAACATAACAGACGGAACGATAAACTACAAAGAAAATGGCAAAGCTAATAAGAAAGATTAGTGTAGGTAAAGACTACAAAAACGATGCCATGCACTACGCTGTTGGTCAAGAAGTTTACGGTGGACATACTATTTGTGATATATTAGAAGAAAAAGATAAATATTCTATTTATATTAAAAAGAATAAAGACGTGTTACCTTGGAAAGACTTTAACAAGAATATGGCCGTGTCTGTAGAGTATAACTTAGAGTACTAATGAAAAGTGTTTACAACTTTGTTGTAACACCAAAAGGCAGTAGATATAACAATACTAAAAAAGTCGGTGATTCAGAATTAATACTTAATACTGAAATATTTAATCATCAATATGTAAATAGAGAAGCTACAGTTATATCAATACCTATTATTGGTGATACAGATATAGAATCAGGTGATACTGTTATACTTCATCACAATGTATTTAGAAGATGGCACAACGTTAAAGGTATAGAAAAAAATAGTAGAAGTTATTTTAACGAAGAAACTTACTTTGTAAACCACGATCAAATATTTTTATATAAAAGAAATAACAAGTGGTTAGCTCCAAAAGGTTATTGTTTTGTAAAACCATTAAAAGCTGTAAACAAGTTTAATGTAGAGCAAGAAAAACCTTTGCAAGGTGTAGTTAAATACTCTGATGGTACTGTGAAGCTAAATGAGCTTGTAGGTTTTACACCTAATAGTGAATACGAGTTTATAGTTGATGGTGAAAGGCTATATAGAGTTTTATCTAAATTTATTACAATTAAATATGAATATCAAGGAAACGAAGAAGAATATAATCCTAGCTGGGCGCAAAGCAGTTAATGAGCTGATTAAAGTTGCAGAAGAAAAAATTATTACAAACACTGAAGATGATGTATCAGCTGATAGATTAAAAAACGCAGCAGCTACTAAAAAACTAGCTATATTTGACGCATTTGAAATACTTAATAGAATCCAAGAAGAAGAGAACCTGCTTGAGGGAAAAACACCTGAAGAGGCAAAGAAAAAAGTCTTTAAAGGATTCGCAGAAGGCAGATCTAAGTAATGTACGAGCAAAGTTTAGTTAAAATAATAGAACCTATTAAACGCACGACTATTAGTCGGCTTAACAAATCTAAAAAATGGAAATATGGATACAATAAAGAAAACGATATCGTTGTTATATCAAAAACTGGTAGAATTGGGAAGATACTTGAAATACAAGGGTTGCGCATTGCTTTGCCAATGGAACCAGTGCACGTGCACACCAATACAAAAGGCAAGTGGCAAAAAATAGAGTATCCAAAAGAATTAAGTAGATTAAAAAATATATTTGATTGGAGAGCGTATCCTGAAGATCAAAAAGAAAAGTGGTTTGATTATATAGACGAGGAGTTTAAACGTAGAGATGAGGGCTTTTGGTTTATAAACAATGGTAAACCAACTTATATAACAGGCGCTCATTATATGTATCTTCAATGGAGTAAAATAGATGTAGGTGCGCCTGACTTTAGAGAAGCAAATAGATTGTTCTATATATTTTGGGAAGCTTGCAAAGCTGATAAAAGATGTTATGGTATGTGCTACCTTAAAAATCGTCGTAGTGGTTTTTCTTTTATGAGTAGTGCTGAAACAGTTAATTTAGCCACTATTTCAAGTGATAGTAGATATGGGATACTTTCTAAAACTGGTGCTGATGCTAAAAAAATGTTTACAGACAAAGTAGTGCCAATTAGTATTAACTACCCGTTTTTCTTTAAACCAATACAAGATGGTATGGACAGGCCAAAATCAGAGCTTGCATACAGAGTGCCAGCTAGCAAGTTTACAAGAAAAAAGATTACAGCTAACGAACAGCTTGAAGATATACAAGGATTAGATACTACTATTGACTGGAAAAACACAGGTGATAATAGTTATGATGGTGAGAAGTTAGCTCTATTAGTACACGATGAAAGTGGTAAATGGGAAAGACCTGATAATATATTAAATAACTGGAGGGTAACTAAAACTTGTCTTAGACTTGGTAGTAGAATTATAGGTAAGTGTATGATGGGTTCAACCTCAAATTCATTAGATAAAGGTGGAGAAAATTTTAAAAAATTATACAATGCATCAGATGTCACTAAGCGAAATAGAAATGGTCAGACAAAATCTGGTTTATATTCTTTGTTTATCCCAATGGAATGGAACTACGAAGGATTTATTGATGAGTACGGAGTTCCAGTATTCACTACTCCTGACGTCGACGTGTTTGCCCCAGATGGTGAACTAATAGATATAGGTGTAATAGATCACTGGCAGAACGAAGCAGAAGGTTTAAAAGGTGATCAAGATGCTTTAAATGAGTTTTACAGACAGTTCCCAAGAACTGAAGAACACGCATTTAGAGATGAAACAAAAAATAGTATATTTAACTTAGTAAAAATATACGAGCAAATAGATTATAATGAAGAAATGTCTAGAACACTAGGCGTTACTACTGGAAACTTTCAATGGGTTAACGGAGTAAAAGACACACAAGTGATTTATTATCCTGATCCAAAAGGTAGATTTAAACTTAGCTGGGTTCCACCTCAGCAATTACAAAATAGAGTGGTACTTAAAAACGGTATAAAATATCCTGGTAATGAACACATGGGAGCATTTGGTTGTGACTCTTATGATATATCAGGGACTGTAGATGGTAAAGGTTCTAAAGGAGCATTACACGGCTTAACCAGGTTTAGTATGGAGGACGCTCCTGCGAATAGCTTCTTTTTAGAATACTTGTCGAGACCACCTACAGCTGAAATATTCTTTGAAGATGTGTTAATGGCATTAGTGTTTTACGGAATGCCTATACTTGCAGAGAATAACAAACCACGTCTTTTATATTATTTAAGGCGTAGAGGTTATAGAGGTTTTAGTATGAACAGGCCTGATAAAGTTTGGAATAAATTATCAACAGCAGAAAAAGAAGTAGGTGGTATACCAAACTCTAGCGAAGATATAAAACAAGCGCACGCGGCGGCTATTGAAATGTATATACAGAGCCATGTAGGCATGAAGCAAGATGGTAGTTTTGGAAATTTATATTTCAATGAGCTATTAAATGATTGGGCTAAGTTTGATATAAATAAAAGAACAAAGTTTGATGCGTCTATAAGTAGCGGCTTAGCTATAATGGCAAATAATAGACATTTGTACGCTCCAAACGTTAAGGTTGAAAAACCAAAATTAAACATAAATATTTCCAAGTATAGTAATACTGGAACTAATTCACAAATAATAAAATAATATGGCATATTCTAGTAAACGTTATTTTCCAAGCCAAACTGTAAGCGATGCTGAAAAGCTTAGCTACGATTATGGTTTAAAAGTAGCTAAAGCTATAGAGGCAGAATGGTTTCATGAAGATAGAAGTACTAATAGATATAGAAGCAATTTAAAAGATTTTCATAAATTAAGGTTGTACGCTAGAGGCGAACAATCAATACAAAAGTATAAGGATGAGTTATCTATAAACGGTGATTTGTCCTATTTAAATTTAGACTGGAAACCAGTGCCTATTATATCTAAATTTGTAGATATAGTTGTAAACGGTATGTCAGAAAAAATGTATGATATAAAAGCTTTTTCTCAAGATCCTTATGGTGTAAGCAAACGTACTGCGTATATGGAGTCTATGTTAAGAGATATGCGTACAAAAGAATTAAATGAATTTTCTAAGCAAGCTTTTGGTATAAAATTATCTGCTCATGAAGAAGAAAAATTACCTGATTCTATAGAAGAACTAGGGCTTCATATGCAGCTTACATATAAACAAGCTTCAGAAATAGCTGAAGAACAAGCTATAAACACTTTATTAGAAGGAAATAAATATGATTTAATAAAGAAAAGATTTTATTATGATTTAACAGTGCTTGGTATTGGCGCTGTTAAAACTAGCTTTACAACTTCTGAAGGTGTAGTTATAGACTATGTTGATCCAGCTAATTTAGTTTACTCTTATACAGATTCACCTTACTTTGAAGATATATATTATGTTGGTGAAGTAAAATCTATACCTGTAAATGAATTAGCAAAACAGTTTCCTCATTTAACAGAAGAAGATCTTGAAGAAATAATGAAAAATAAAAATTATAATAGAAATAATTATAACACAAGATATTCTGTAGACAAAGAAGATACTAACACTATACAAGTTTTATATTTTAATTATAAAACTTATATGAACGAAGTTTACAAAATAAAAGAAACTGGTACTGGTGCTGATAAAATAATACCTAAAGACGATACTTTTGATCCACCTGAAAACAAAGAAGGTGGTTATTCAAGACTATTAAGATCAATAGAAGTTTTATATGATGGTGCTTTAATTTTAGGTACTAAAAAATTACTTAAATGGGAAATGGCTAAAAACATGCTAAGACCAAAAAGTGATTACACTAAAGTTAAAATGAATTATAATATAGTTGCGCCTAGAATATATGATAATAAAATTGATTCATTAGTAAAACGTATTACTGGTTTTGCTGACATGATACAGCTAACACATTTAAAAATACAACAAGTAATGGCGCGTATGATACCAGATGGTGTTTATTTAGATGCCGATGGTTTAGCCGAAATAGATTTAGGTAATGGAACTAATTATAATCCGCAAGAAGCTTTAAACATGTTCTTTCAAACTGGATCTGTAATTGGTAGATCGTTTACTTCTGAAGGAGACATGAATCCAGGTAAAGTGCCAATACAAGAAATAACATCTGGTAGTGGTGGTAATAAACTACAAGCTCTTATAGGTAATTATAATTATTATCTACAAATGATAAGAGATGTAACAGGACTTAATGAAGCTAGAGATGGTAGTTTACCAGATAAAAATGCTTTAGTAGGTGTACAAAAATTAGCAGCAGCAAATTCAAACACAGCAACAAGGCACATATTACAAGCTGGTTTATTTTTAACTGTAGAAACTTGCGAAGCTCTTTCTCTTAGAATATCAGATATATTAGAATATTCTCCATCAAGAGATGCTTTTATGCAAGCTATAGGAGGTCATAACTTAGCTACTCTTGAAGAACTTTCTAGTTTACATTTATATGACTTTGGTATATTTTTAGAATTACAGCCTGATGAAGAAGAAAAATTAATGCTTGAAAATAATATACAAATGGCGTTACAACAACAAACTATAGACTTAGAAGATGCTATAGATGTTAGAGAAATAAGAAATGTAAAATTAGCTAATCAAGTTTTAAAGATTAGAAGAAAAAAGAAAATGGCTAATGATAGAATGGTGCAACAACAAAATATACAAGCACAAGCTCAAGCAAACGCGCAAACGCAACAAGTAGCAGCGCAAGCTGAAGTTCAAAAAAATCAAGCTAATACACAAATGCAAGCTCAATTAGAGCAAATGAAAGCTCAAATAAAAAATCAACAAATGGAGCTAGAAGTTCAGCATAAAATGAAATTAATGCAATTTGAGTTTGAGATTAACCAACAGTTACAACAAGCAAATATGCAAGCTATTGATATGAAAGAAACAATGAAAGAAGACAGAAAAGATGAAAGAACTAGAATGCAAGCTTCTCAACAAAGTCAACTTATAGATCAAAGAAATAATAAAAAACCACCTAAAAACTTTGAGTCTTCAGGTAATGATATACTAGGTGGTGACTTTGGACTTGGAAGGTTTGAACCTAGTTAAAATTTATTAATTATTATTATATTATATTATGGAAGAAAATAAAGAAAACGTAGTTGAAGAAACTACACAACAAACAACTGAACAAGTTGAAGAAACTAAAAAACCAAATATTAATGAAGACGGTGACTATGTCGTTAATTTAAGTAAACCAAAAGAAGAAAATGAAACTAAAGAAGATAACGCTGACGACAGCAGAGTGGTTGAACTCGTTGAAAACACCGAGCCCACAGAAAAACAAGAAGAAGTACAACCGGAAGGTGAAACACAAGAAACACCAGTATTAGAAGAGATTATTGAAGAATCAACAGAAGAAAAAGTTGCTGAAGTTGAAGAGCAGATTGAAGAAGCTGTAGCTGAAGCAGAAGCAACTGGCAAACCATTACCAGAAAATATTCAAAAGTTAATGAACTTTATGGAAGAAACTGGTGGCGATTTAAATGATTATGTTAAACTTAATCAAGATTATAGTAAACTAGATAATCAAGATTTATTATATGAATATTATAGACAAACAAAACCTCATTTAAACGCAGAAGAAATTAACTTCCTTATGGAAGATTCGTTTTCTTATGACGAAGAAAATGACGAAGACAAAGATATACGAAGAAAAAAATTAGCGTTAAAAGAGCAAGTTGCCAGCGCTAGAGCCCACCTGGAAGGGCAAAAATCCAGATACTATGAAGAAATTAAAGCTGGTTCAAAGCTTACGCCTGAACAACAAAAAGCTATGGATTTCTTTAATAGGTACAACAAAGAGTCGGAAGAGAATAAAAAAATAGCAGAAAAACAAACTTCTACTTTTTTAAATAAAACAAGTAATGTTTTTAACGATAAGTTCAAAGGTTTTGAATACAATGTCGGTGATAAAAAGTACAGGTTTAATGTAAACAATGCTAAAGAAGTTAAAGAAACTCAAAGCGATATTAATAATTTTGTCAAAAAGTTTTTGAATAAAAATAATGAAATGTCTGATGCAGCGGGTTATCATAAATCTTTATACACAGCAATGAATGCAGATGCTATTGCAAAACACTTTTATGAACAAGGCAAAGCTGATGCTATGAAAGACAGCGTTGCTAAAGCTAAAAATGTTAATATGAATCCAAGACAAGCTCATGGACAAATATCTGCAGATGGTATAAAAGTAAAAGTATTAGGTGATACATCTTCTGATTTTAAGTTTAAAATTAAAAACAATAAATAACAATTTAAAATTACAAAATTATGGCAATTACTGCAGGAAGTAATTTGAATAGTGTTCCAGCTCCACAAAAGCAAACATTATCTACAAATTATTTAGACCTTTCATCTGCGTCAAACGCAGGTTGGGGACAACAATACGTTCCAGATTTAATGGAAAAAGAAGCCGAGGTTTTTGGACCTCGCACAATTTCAGGTTTTTTAGCACAAGTTAGTGCTGAAGAAGCTATGACTGCTGATCAAGTTGTTTGGTCAGAGCAAGGTAGATTACACATTTCAGTAAAAGGTACAGTTGCTGTATCTGGCGAAACAAATGGTACATTTACTGTAACTAGTGATATTGATGGCAATGCTATTGGTAACTCTCAAGCTGATCACGGTGTTAGAACTAATGATATAGTTCTTATCGCGTCTGCTGGTATAGTTACTCCTTGTTTAGCTGTTGATACTAATACAGCTGAGATTCAAGTTGAACCTTTTGATAAAGCTGATTTAACTGGTCACGCTACAACTGCTGGCGGATCAACTTTATTAGTTGTTGGTTCTGAATACGCAAAAGGAACATCTTACAACGATGGCAACTTTGCTGCTGCTACTTCACGTACTCCAGCTAACGAGCCTAAGTTCCAAACTTTTACTAACAAACCAATTATAATGAAAGATTACTACGAAGTATCAGGATCTGATGCGTCTAGAATTGGTTGGGTAGAAGTTTCTTCTGAAGGTGGTGCTTCTGGATACTTATGGTATTTAAAAGCTGAAGCTGACACAAGAGCTAGATTTACTGACTATATTGAAATGGCAATGTTAGAAAGCGTTAGAGGTTCTAACTCTACTGTTGTTGATACTAGTTTAGGTGCTTCATCTGATGCTGGTGTTGGTACGCAAGGTTTATTTGACGCTATTACTGATAGAGGTAATGTTACTTCTGGTGTAACTGGTGTTAACGCCGCTACTGATTTAGCTGAGTTTGATGCAATACTTGCTGAGTTTGATAAGCAAGGTGCTATTGAAGAATACATGATGTTTGTTAATAGATCAACTAGTTTAGCTATTGATGATATGTTAGCTTCAATGAACTCTTACGGAGCTGGTGGTACTTCTTACGGGGTATTTAACAACTCTGAAGATATGGCATTAAATTTAGGTTTTACTGGTTTCAGAAGAGGTTCTTATGACTTCTACAAATCTGATTTCAGATACTTAAACGATAAAGCTACAAGAGGTGGTATTAATGATGTTGCTGGATCTGCGGCTATTAGAGGGGTTATGATTCCTGCTGGTACTTCTTCAGTTTATGATCAAACTGTTGGAGCTAGTATGAAGCGTCCTTTCTTACACGTAAGATATAGAGCTTCACAAACTGATGACCGAAGAATGAAAACTTGGGTTACTGGTTCTGTTGGTGCTGCTACATCTGCTTTAGATGCAATGCAACTTCATTTCTTAACTGAAAGATGTTTAGTTACTCAAGGTGCTAACAACTTTATGTTAATGAAGTAAACTATTTTTAAAAGACCGGGGCTTCGGCCTCGGCCTTTTATTTTATTAATTTTATTATATATTATATTATGGCAAAGAAAAAAGAAACACAAGAAAAGGTAGAGGTACCTGTTGTTGAAACACCAGTTGTTGAAACACCAAAACCTAAAAAAGTTGAATCTAAAAAACAAACTTGGGAAGTAAAAGATAGAGTTTATTATTTAAAAGGAGATAAAAAACCTTTATCAAGATCTATAAAATCAGCTAATGTTTACTGGTTTGATAAAGAAAAAGGTTTTGAAAGAGAATTAAAGTACTGTGAAAATCAACAAACTTGTTTTGTTGACGAAATGAAAGGAGATCAAAGACTTTCTCATATAATTTTTAGAAATGGAGCTTTACTTGTTCCTAAAGAAAAAACAGTATTACAAAAACTTTTATCTTTATATCATCCAGGAAAAGATATTCTTTATGAAGAGTGGAAACCGGCTGTTAAAGCTGCAGAAGAAATAGAAATATTAGAAATGGAAGCTGATGCAATATTGGTGGCTAGAGAAATGGATATTGATATGGCAGAGGCTATAATGCGAGTAGAAAAAGGATCTGAAGTATCTAAGATGAGTTCTAAAGAGCTTAAAAGAGATTTGTTAGTATTTGCTCGTAATAATCCTGTTTTGTTCTTAGAACTAGCTTCTGATGATAATATTCAACTTAGAAATTTTGGTATCAAAGCAACTGAGCTTGGTATTATTAAATTATCAAATGATCAAAGAACTTTTCTTTGGGGTTCTAATGATAGAAAACTAATGAACGTTCCGTTTGATGAGCACCCGTACACTGCTTTAGCGCATTGGTTTAAAACTGATGAAGGTATGGAAATATATGCAAATATAGAAAAACGATTAAATTAATCAAACTGTAGAGCGGTCGCCCTACGGGGCGATCGTAACTACAATAAAAAAAAATTATGGCAGTAAGTATAGATACAGTATATCAAAGAGTTTTAACGCTAGCAAGCAAAGAACAAAGAGGATATATAACACCTCAAGAATTTAATCTGTTAGCAAATCATGCTCAAATGGAAATATTCGAGCAATACTTTTATGATATAAAGCAATTTAATAGAATACCTGGCAATGCAACTGAGTATTCTGATATGCTAAATATATTACATGAAAAAATTGGTTTGTTTGAAGAAGAAGAAGACAATGCTTGGATGATAACCAATATGCCAACACTTCCAGCGCCTTTGCAAAGCTACATGCAGATACCAAGTGAAATATATAAAATTGGTACTGTAAGAATCGGTGACAATCAAGTTGAATTAGTAAACACAAAAGATTTTGACGCTGCTATGATTTCACCACTAACTGCTCCAACTAGCAGTAGGCCTATAGGTACTTTAACAAGCAAAGGTTTAAGAGTAGCTGTAGCAAAAGATGAGTTTGCAACTCCAGGTGATTTTACAATGAACATAAGTTATATAGCTAGACCTGCTGAAGTACAATGGGCTTATGTTGTTGTTAATGATAAGCCTTTATATAATCCTAACATAGCCGTAGACTTTGAGCTACATCAATCTGAAGAAACAGAATTAGTTTATAAAATATTAAAATTAGCTGGTGTAAACTTAAAATCAGCTGAAATGATACAAATAGGTCAAACACTAGAACAAACTCAAAATCAATTAGAAAAACAATAACATATGGCATTAGTAAATAGTACACAACAAGCATATTATGATGGTAATGATTTTGGTAACTATCAATTTGTTTCATTAAAAGATATAATAAATCAATTTATGTTAATATATGTTGGCGAAGATAAAATAATTCAAAAAGCAAAAAGATTAGATATTGCTTTCCACGCTCAAAGAGCTTTAGCTGAATTATCCTTTGATACATTTAAATCTCATAAATCACAAGAAATAGAAGTTCCAGCAACTTTGCAAATGATATTACCGCAAGATTATGTTAACTATACTAAAATATCTTCTGTTGATAACGCTGGTATACAACACCGGTTATATCCTGTTAAAGATACTTTAAATCCTATGTTAAACCCATTACAAGACAGTGATGGTAATTTTAAATTAGAAGCAGAAGGTACAATTGCTAGTGGTAGTGATAGTATAACATTAACCAGTAGAACAGAAAATGTTTTAGTTGGTATGGCTGTTGCTGGTTTAGATATACCAGATGATACTACTGTTGAATCTGTATCTCATGCTACTAGCTCTACTACTATTACAATTACAAACAATGCTACCGCTGATGCTACTGTTATATTACAATTTACAAATAAAGAAGATTCAGAAACTAATGGTTCTTTATTAACACCTGAAAATGCTACTCATGTAGTCGGCGATTTAGACTGGGCTAGTGGTAGTAATACTATAACTGCTAATAGTGTTTCTGATATTTCTAGCTTAGAAATAGGTATGTTAGTATATCATGAAGATTTTCCAGTTGGAACTAAAATAGCAAATATTACTACAACAACTATATTATTAGATCAAGACGCTACAGCAGATATGAATGCTAATGAAGGTCAAGTAGTTTTTGTTGATCCTGATAAAGACACTGACACTTGGTCAAGTTATAAAGCCGCGACACCTTCTGAAAATAGTATTCATGATGACTACGAAGATGATATATACTGGCCAAATGAAGGTGGTAGATACGGGTTAGAACCTTCTTATGCTCAAGTTAATGGTAGTTTTTATATAGATTTAAACAATGGTAAAATACATTTTAGTTCTAATATATCTGGAAAAACAGTTGTGTTAGAATATATAAGTGATGGTTTAGGCACAGAAGACGAAATGAAAGTACATAAGTTTGCTGAAGAAGCAATGTATAGATCAATACTACACGCTATTGCTTCTGGCCGTATACAAACACAACAATTAGTACCAAGACTTAAAAAAGAAAAATTTGCGGCTGTAAGACAAGCTAAATTAAGATTATCAAATATTAAACTAGAAGAATTAACTCAAATACTTAGAGGTAAATCTAAGTCGATAAAACACTAGCACATGCCAGAGATTAAACATCAGTTTACCGGTGGTAAAATGGAAAAAGATCTTGACGAAAGATTAGTTCCAAACGGTCAATATAGAGATGCAATGAATGTACAGGTTGCAACTTCAGAAGATTCTGATGTTGGTACTATTCAAAACATACTAGGTAATTCAGATATTAGAGTAAGTTATTTAGATAGAAATACACAAGAAACTGTATTTTTAAATATAAAAAATGCTAAAGTTATAGGCGCTATTGCTGATGAAAAACAAGATATGTTATATTATTTGTTATGGACGCAAGACCGTAACTTTATAATATCTTACAAAAGAAACGATGCTATTGCTAAAATTATTTTTATAGATGATAAAACTAGAGTTGATAGCAACGGCGATCAAATACCTTCTGTTTTAAAATTTGACCCTGAGTATACTGTTACTGGTATAAACATTATAGACGATATGGTATTTTGGACTGATAACAATTCAGAACCAAAAAAAATAAATATTCCACGTTCTGTTTCTGGAACACCTTACTTTGATCATACACAATTAGTTAACACGTCTTCTAGTATAGGCGAGCCTATAAAAGAAGAACACGTAACTGTAATTAAAAGAGGACCAACTTCTCCTTTAAATATGTCTCTTGAAACTGATAGAGATCCAAGTAAATTGTATACTGCTATTATAAAAATAAGCGATGGTTCTGATGTTAATTCTGTTGATAACAATGGTTTTGCTACTTTAGGTAATGATTTTTACGGCGCTGCTTTTAACACTAATCCATTTATAAATTTTTCTAATATAACAACTCAAGAAGGTAGTAATACATTTCAAGTGCAACTACCTACTGCATTAAATTTTTATGGACAAGAAATAGATATTACAACTACACTTTCACCAGATGGTTACGCTAATGCTATGACAGGATGGGCAGACGGTAATGGCGTAATACAACCTGGAACTAAAGTTGTTTTAAAAGAATACAGCGATGATGGTGAAGCACCTGGAACACCAATTACAGATTTTACGTTAAAAGGTACTATAGAAGAAGTATACACAAGAGGAGTAGTAATTAAAGTTACAGCTATAGATGGTTTTGCACCAGTTGTACCACCTGGAGATACTGAGTTAAAATATGCTATAGATTTATATGAAGAAGATGAAAACCTATTTGAATTTAAATTTCCTAGGTTTTCTTATAGATATAAATATGAAGATGGTGAATATTCTACGTTTGCTCCTTTTACACAGGTAGCATTTATTCCTGGTTCTTTTGATTATCATCCTAGAAAAGGTTATAATCTAGGTATGACTAATAGATTACAAAAAGTTATTTTTAAAAACTTAATAACACAATATACTCCTAAAGATGTAGTTTCTATTGATATACTATTTAAAGATGAGCCTTCTCCAAACATATATGTTGTAGATACCATAAGTCCTAATGATTACAATCCTGGTACTGGTAATTTATGGAATAATATTTTAAATAATCAAGCTGATTTTGTTATTGAAAAAGAAACAATAAATAGTGTTGTTCCTTCTAATCAATTGTTAAGACCTTGGGATAATGTTCCAAGAAAAGCTCTTGCTCAAGATATTAGCGGTAGTAGAATAATATATGGAAACTATATTCAAAATTATAATCTTTTAACTAGCAGCGGGCAAAAGTTTACGCCTAACTTTGCTGTATCACTTCGTAGTGGCCCACCTACTGGGGTTAGTGCTGCTAAATCTATAAAATCATTAAGAGAATATCAACTAGGTGTTGTGTTTATAGACGAGCACGGAAGAGAAACACCTGTTTTATCAAATACTTCTGGTACTATTAAGTTAGAAAAACAAGAGGCTGATAAAGGAAATAGAATTAGAGTTAAGTTAACAGAGTTTGAATACCCACAAGTACTATCACACTTTAAATATTTTATCAAAGAAACTTCTGGTGAATACTATAACATGGCAATGGATAGATTTTACCATGCAGAAGACGGTGGTATATGGTTATCTTTTCCTTCTTCAGATAGAAATAAAATTGATATTGATACATTTTTAATATTAAAAAAAGGTACAGATAGTGATAATTTAGTTGAAGATTCTGCTAGATATAAGGTATTAGCTATAGAAAACGAAGCGCCTGACTTTATAAAAACAGCAAAAAGACTAGCTGGTTCAGTTCCTCATTTTACTACTTCTACCGATATATTTGGCGTTGGATTAAATGAATCACCTCTTGTTGGTAATGATGAGTTTAAAATGAATTATTCTCCTTTCTTTGCAACTGCGGCACAAAATTTAGCTGAGTTTGCAGCAGAGCCTGGTAATAAACTATACATTGAGTTTGCACAACAATCAACTGATCAAAAATCAGATAGATATAGAATATCTTCAATAACTAATGATTGGGATGGTACATCAGGTACTGTAGACGATGCTAAGTACAGTATACAACTAGAAGAAAAGTTAGGTGATGATGTTAATTTTATTACAGATGATCCAACAGGTGCAAATCCTACTAAAATAGAAAACGGTACTGTAGTAAATGTTTATAAATATGAAGTTGAAAACTCTCCTAAATTTGATGGTAGGTTTTTTGTAAAAATATATTTTGACGAAACATTTAGAAATAATATAAGTAAAAGCTTTAAAGATGGTCTTGAACTAAGAACAACTCAAAGTAAAAGAATTTATATTATGAAGCCTGATGATCAGCACTATGATAAGAACGCAAGAGATTTAAATCATTTATTGGTAAACGGCTATGATCATGGTAATAAGTGGACTCACATTCATGCAAATGATGCTATGATGGGTTACTATACTTTTTACAAATTTCATTCTTTTGCTTTTTATTTTAGAAGATATCAAATGCTTGAAAGAAGCGCTGGATCTAATAATAAATATTCTAGATTATTTCATTTGAGAAAAAGTAGTAGCAACCCGATTTACATTGATAAAGATGATCAAGGTTGGGATAAACATCCAAAAGCGGTTGAAGAATTTGGAGACGTTTCTTATAACTCTTGGAGTGGAGATGGTGACAAAATACTTCGCGTAGGTTATAATAATGGCACACCTGGGTATACTGCTAATTTTTTCGGTGATGTTACTGTCTCACTTGGTAGTATTGACATGTATTTTGACGAAGACGTTACACATGTTTTAGAATCTGATGATTCTGCTAGAGATACAGAAGTTTGGTTTATAGATCATGGCCCTCATGCTGGTAATAGAAGTTCTAGTAACGATTTATATTGGGGTGGTATTACCACTCATAGTCCACCTAAAAACTCTTTAGGTTTACAAAAATATGGTAATAGTTATAATATGACACTTGCTTTTGGAGGTATAAGAGGTTCTGATCCTGGTAATCAAGGATATCCAGGCGATGACGGTGTTACTTCAACTGATGGATTTTTTAATATTGCAAACTGGAACGCTACCACAAACGCTGATGTAAACCCTAATTATAATACATCTGATGTAGAAAATTTTGTTAGGAACATTAATCCTGGTTTTAAATTTAGATGGAAAGAAGATCCAAATCAAACAATATATACTATAAATGGTGGCGTTAGTGAAAATTTCGATAGATTAATAAGACACAGTCCAAATAAAGAAAATAGAATATCTGTAACCGGCAGTGGTATGTTTTCTTTTGAAGACACTGTTCCTGTAGATGAACAACTTTCCATGGCTGAACATTTAAGTTTTAACTTTACAAAAGGCTGGAGATTAACTGGCATAGAACCCGCGTTAACTTGGGATCCTACAACAGAAGGCCAAATAACAGGTGGATTTGATATATCTTTAAACGCTATTAATAGCGCTGGTGGAACAACTGGTGGTAATACAGTTCAAGGCGGTTCAATAAGTGAATTTATAACTATATATGTAAAAGAGTTATCTGGTACAGACGCTACAACAGGTGAAACAGCTACTATTCACGAAGGTATGGCTTTAAAAAAATATACCACAGGAGGTTCTGCTAATGATTTACAAAGTCATTTAGGTAGTAATGCAAATGAATTTTTAGTTATTACAAAAATAAATAAAATTACAAATGGTAATTATTATGAGTTATTGTTAGGTGGATATGAACACCCTGTTTTAGAAGCTACACATACTACAATAACAACAACTAAAATACCTACAATTGGACAGCCTTATCAATTTGTTCAAGTTGGTATGAATGGTTGGAGCCCTAATTCAGAGTTTAACGTAAATGTTTCTTGTGGTAGTTTACCTTGGATAGCTAACTCATTAGGTAAAATTGGAGCTGTAGGTTATACATTGGAATTTGTAGATGAGTTAGAACAAGAAGAAGTATTATCAGAAAACCCTGCGATATTTGAAACAGAGCCAAAAGAAACAAAAGATTTAGATATATATTATGAAGCTAGCGCTGCAATACCAATAAAAGTTAATAAAGATAATATACACGAGGCTTTTCCTATAGGAACTTTGTTATATAGCTTGTCTGGTTTTACAGTTACAGCTTGTAAACTAATTGGATATAACGATGTAAAATTAATATTTGATCAGCCTTTTACTTTTACTATAGGTACTGCTGCACGGTTTTTTAGACCTGATGGATCAATTATAGAAGTTGAGGTTATTTCTATTGATAATAGCAATAATACAGTAGAAGTTGATCTTGAAAACTATCATACAAACAACTTTGTTTTAGACTGGCACAATTGTTTTGCTTTTGGTAATGGTGTTGAATCAAATAGAGTTAGAGATAATTTTAACTTGCCATTTATATCTAACGGTGTAAAAGTTTCTACAACATTAGAAACAGAATACAAAGAAGAGCATAGAAAATACGGTTTAATATACTCAGGTTTATATAACTCCACAACGGGTGTAAATAATTTAAATCAATTTATACAAGCTGAAAAAATAACAAAAGATGTAAATCCTATATATGGTAGTATTCAAAAATTACACTCTAGAGATAGCGACCTAGTAACACTATGTGAAGATAAAATTTTAAAGATACAAGCCAATAAAGACGCTCTATTTAACGCTGATGGAAACACCAATGTTACAGCTAGCTCTAATGTTTTAGGTCAAACAATACCTTACATAGGTGAATATGGTATATCAACTAACCCAGAATCATTTGCATCAGAATCTTATAGAGCTTACTTTACAGATAAAGTTAGAGGCGTTGTATTAAGATTGTCAAGAGATGGTTTAACACCTGTATCAGACGCTGGTATGAAAGATTGGTTTAGAGATAATTTTAAATTAGCAACTAAAGTTATTGGTAGTTTTGATGATAGAAATGATGAGTATAATATTAAACTACAAATAGAAAAAGATGGTGTTGATGAATCTAAAGTTTTAAGTTTTAATGAAAAAGTTAAAGGATGGGTTAGTTTTAAATCTTTTACAAAAATGCAGCTAGGTATTAGCATGGGTAATGATTATTATACTTTTGATGATTTAGGCGTATTATATAAACATTATGACGAAGAGCAAGATAGAAATACTTTTTATGGTACACGTACGCCTTCTTCTTTTGAAGTTATATTAAATGACGAGCCTTCTGCTATTAAAAACTTTAACACATTAAATTATGAAGGTACTCAAGCAAAAGTAGATAAGTTTACTTTTGAAACAAAAAACTTACCTTACCAGCCACAAACAGATTATACTGATCAAAAATATTATAATTTATTTGATAAAGAAGGTTGGCTTGTAGAGTCTATTATAACAGATAAAGAAGACGGTTATGTTAAAGAGTTTAAAGAAAAAGAAGGTAAATGGTTTAATAACATTAGAAAAAATGTTGAGTTAGATTTATCAAAAGCAGATACAGCTGATTTTACTTTTCAAGGTTTAGGTTTTTCTAACAGTATAGCTTTAGCTCAAGGTTCTGGCACTTCACCTGCTTGTCCAACACCTATTTTTAGTTATAATATTATATCAGGTCTTAGCTTTTTAATACCAGATCCTGTTGCTATAAACGGTTATGAAAGCTATACTTGGTTATTAACTTCTCCAACTGGAGCACTTGATGTTAGTGGGTCAACAGGTATGAGCGTTTCTTTTTCATATCAAGATATAGTTAATGAAGGATCTGGAAGATGGACGTTAACAGTAGATTTTGTATGGCCACAAGGTATATACACGTGTCAAAGTGTAGCTATATTTGAGCCTATACTTGGGTGTACTAATCCTAACGCTACTAATTATGATCCTAATGTAAACGTTGATGATGGTAGTTGTATTATA